CTATCCCACCAATTTACAAACTTAGCAAAAGCCTTTTGTATTTTTTTATCGTCAGGGAGTTCAAATTCTTGATCTAATATATATTTTTCTGCAAGGTCATGTATTGATGTGCCTTGACCACCAGCTTTATCTCGTTCTTTTTTGTAATCAATGCCCTTCATACCACAACCCCATGCCCAATGTATTAATGCTGATTGGTCCTTAAAAGGACTCATAATAGTTGTAACACCAGCAACTTTTTTATCGTTATTTAGTCTGTAATCGCCTGTTGGCATTTTCTAACCTCGTTTTTAATGTTGTGGTTGCTTGTTCAAATTTATTTAAAACTCTTAAAATTTCTTTTATAGTAGCTTTACTTTTTTTTGTGGATTTCATTTTCTATATCTGTTGTGTTTCTAATGTGATGCCAAACCCATTTAAAATTTCTGTGATGCTTTAAATTGTTTCTGCACATCTGTTTGACAAAATTTTCTTTTTTTTGAAGTTCTTTTCTTTGCTCAGGATTAAGCATGGCTAACCTCAATTATTAGGAGGGAATTGAGAAATCGGTTAAAATAAGCGGGATTTAAAATGAATTTTCCGAATATGTTAGCCATATTTGAAAATTATGAAACTTTATTGAAAAAGTCAATAATAAATTTGAAATATTAGAAACTTTTTTGTGTTATATTTAATATTGATTGATTGCTTAAAAATATTTTACCATTTTCAAGAACTCTTATTTCTGCATCATTAAAGTCTATTGAGTAAGTAGTTCCAATTGGGTAAATTTTATAATATTTAGTTGATTGTGAGGGTTTCCATAAAGGATCTAAATCTACTGTTTTGTTTTTAATATCCATTCTTTTTACTATGCCTAATAAACCTTCAAATATATCTTTTTTGGTTCTAATAAAACAAAAACTATTAAGAAGTTTACTACCTAAGATGCCATCATGGTAATTTTCGTTAAATCTCATAGCGTGATTAACTGCTTTATTCCAAATAAACTTTGATCCTTCAGTTTTATATCGTTGTAAAAAAAATATCATTTCGTGATTATCTATTTCATTTTTACCAACAACTTCAGGCTCTATATCGTGAGAATATCCTATTACGGGATATCGAGGTATGTGATCAGATATAAAAAAGCTAATATGTGTGTTTAATTTTTTGGAATAAACCATCATATGATCGACTGTAAGTCTCTGTTGATTATTCATATGTCGTGAAATTGTAGGTTTATCTATACCTGTAATCTTATGAATACCTTGTACTGAAGTTAAACCTAAATCACTTAAAACTCTATTTAGTCCAGCGTTTATATTTTTATTTTCCTCTTCCATACTTATTATATCTAATGCAGTTTCCATATTATCACACCTTTTTTATTTAATTTCAATTAAATTCCTTTTTTATCAATATATGTAGAGTTTTTTCATAATTAATAATATTTGTCAATATGAAATTTATTTGTTGTATAAGAAATATTATTGTTTAATAATTCCATTATGACTGAAAAAGATCCAAAAATGGTCGGAATGTATGTATTTGTTGCTGATTATATAGCGGGAACAAGGAATTTAAGCCTCCAAAGACGAGGCATTTACTCAGACGCTCTTTTTTTTTCTCAAACTTTTAATGGTAAAGGTTTACCAAGTGATCTTGATGAATTATGTCGTTTAATACTACCTTATGAGCCTGATCCAAATAAAGCTGAAGAATTAAGGCAAGATTTAATTTTTGTTATTAATAATAAATTTCAATTAGTAGAGGGTAGATTTTTTAATGAAAGACAACATACAGAATTTTTAAAATCAAAAGAATTATCATCAGCAAGAAGTAAAGCTAGAAAGAAAAAAGTTGATACTGTTTTGTTAGAACAAAAAGACCACTCCGTATATAAATATAATATAAATATAAATAACTTTAATAGTATGTGGAAAGAAATTTCTGCAAAAATTAGAACAAGATCATCAAAACCAAAATCATTAGAAAGATTTTTAAAACTTAGTGAAGAAAACCAAAATAAAGTATTAAAAACTTATCCTGTTTACTTAGAACAACAAAAAGAATTTTCAAAATCGTTAGAAAGTTGGATCTTAAACGAAATGTATAACGAAATCGATATGCCAAAAACTATTGCTGAAGAAAAAAAAGATAGAGAAGAACACGAAAATTATATTCTTAAATCAAGATACGAAATGTGTCTTGTAAAAGGTAGTTTAATTCCTCAAATGTCTCAACAAGAGTTTAATAGAGCGGAAAAGTTATTTGGCAAAGAAAAAAAAGAAGCATAAAAAACAAAAATCACTAATTGTTGAAGAACAAAAAGATTTTGGAGGCCATCAAATTATAAATGTTGATGGAAAATATGTAAGATTACCAGATTACAAAGAAATAATACTTAGTGCTGGTAGAGTAGAGTTAAAAATTAAATCTGTACTACACAAATATTTTACAAATAATCAATTATGTAGAACTGATGCAAAAAAAAATGCAATAAGACACATAGCGGGTGAAAAAATGGAAATTTTATCTGTTATGGCTAATATAAAAAGATCAGTTAGTCAAAATTGGGATCGTATTGAGGGTTTAGTTGTTGGTGGCCATGATTTATTAAATGTAAGTACCTTTGACGCTCATACAGAATTTAACAAAGCTCTAAAACTTTGTGGTCCACATCAAATGATTCTTTATGATTTAATAATCGAAGATCAACCCGTTGGTAGAAAAAACATGGACCGATTAAGAGAATGCTTGGATAATGTCGCTGAATACTTTAAGATAAGTTAGCCCTGATTTAGATCTCTCTTTCTCAGGGCTAAAAAACATTGGAACATGGCTCAATGGCTATTTATTTAATCGTTTAAGTCTTGTTTTATACTTCTTAATGTAGGTGTGAGCAGTTTTTTGTTTAGTTTCCCACCTACTTAGAAGTTTTTCAAGATTGCTTATCTTTTTAGCAACCTTTTCATCTTTAGTTAGGATCGGTTTACTTTTAGGCTTTAATTTGCCTTCTAACCAACCTTGATCCATAACATATTGACCTATTTCAAGTTCAATCTCAGCTTGTCTTTGAGAATGATCTCTACTTGCATTTGGATTTTGAAAATCATAAATCCTATGTGAAACATCATGGACTAATCTTCTCCAACCTTTCCAAAGAGAACTTGAGTTGCCTGATAAGGCAATCCAACATCTTCTAGGTCTTGTTCTTCCAGCTTTCAACTTTTTTGTAATCCATTTAGTATTAGATAAGTTTCTAACTTTCTTTTTACCAAACTTTTTCATTAAAAGTTTATAGCCTTTAAATGCCTCTTCTTTAGTAATGTATGGGAGTTCTTTTGGAAATTGTCTATTTACTTTTCCATAAGTGCCTCTCATTTTTTTTTGGTATTGTTGAGATATACTTATTTGTTTAGATATCTCATTAACACCAGCGGATCGAATTGTAATCATATAGTTACCTTTCCGCCATAAGCCATATTCACAATGTTAAAGAGCGGTTTTGAATTATTAATTCAAACAATTAAATTTATTAAAAATTTAATTTCAGATACCATTATATCATTTTTGATTTTTGCAATTTTTCAAAAAGTCATTTTTTTACAAATTTGAAAAAAAAAATTATTTGTTATCAACTTTTGATGTGCGACAACTTGAATCATTTGACACGATTTCCAGACTTTTCTTTTTTTTTCTATTTTTTTCATTTTATTACCTTTGACAATGTAAATCGCAATCTGATATAAATTAATAAAGTCGTATTCTACGACTAAATTTCAAACAATGTTATGCCCTTATACAAGGCTATGGGAGTGCGTTCTTATTAGATTATTATTAGACAGTTTAGGTTATGCGAGTCCGACAATGAGCGACTCACTATTCAGAATAGAAAATTCCGCAAAAATATGGCTAAGATCAAGCTCTTTTGACCATGTTTGTGAACTTGCCAACAAAGAGCCAAAATACATATTAAAAATTCATGCCAAAGCCAAAAAAAACCCAAAAATTGAACAAGATCAAATTGCAAAATATCTCAGATTTTTACTTATATCAAAAGAGTGATGACCTATGCCAATTTTTTATTGTTAAAGATGATAATCAAAAGCCCAATTTAGTGATGATTTATAAAAATTTTGATAATGAGCAACAAATATTAGACTTTGTCGAGGGTATTAAATTTTCTGAAATTAATGAAACAGAAAGAACATTAAATTAGGCAACCTTAAAAAGATTGCCCAATATATTTATAATCTAGGTAAACAAGATAATTCTTTAATGTTAGTATGTATTGCACCAACATCATTACCTTCATCATCTGACATTACCCATAGTTT